GAGCGACCGGATGCGCGTGTCCTTGTACCGGCCTTTGGTCTGGAGGGGGCAGAACTGGAGCGACATGGTGGGGTGTCGGCTACGCATGATCTCGCTCCACAGGGGGGCGTAGATGGCACTGAAGTTTACTTCCTCGATCCCAACCACGTCAAGGCGCCACTTCTGGGCCAGCCCGACGATGGCGTCCAGAACCGATACCGGGTCCTCGCGGAGACCCAATGCCTCCAATGCGTAACGTCTTCCCCAAGCGTCTTTTCCAACCACGACAATACCGTTGCGTGCCCTGGGTTCAGAGGTTCGCTCACTCTTCTTGGAAGGAGCGGGGTCGAGCACAATCGCCTTCGTGAGCTGGCTAAGCAGGAGGGTGTTAGGGGCGGGTTCGTCAATGGGTACGCTTGCCTCCATGCGGGTGGGGTCGAAGTGTTCACGGGGTATCGTGAGCACCGGGTCGCTAGGCGTGCTGTTCACGCTGACATGCCGGACCCAGCCGGCTTGGAAGCCAGTCTCACGGCCGGCTTTAGGAATATTCTGGTACTGGCTCGCGAAGGTAAAGACATCTTGCTCCTGCATCATCTTGGCTTTGGTAGTTGGGATGCGAGTGGGGAAGATGCTACGGCCGTTCACTACGTCAGGTTCGCCGGTCTCAGGGTTCTCCAACAGGCTGCGCTGAAGGATCTGGTACTCGCCGTCCCACTTTGAGAGAATGTGCTTGTAAACATCCGCGTAGCCCCATCGGGTGCAACAGATCAACTGGCAACCGTTCTCGGCGGGGCGCTCCAGCGGCCGGCAGTGGTCAGCGAAGTGGATAGCGTCTTCCATGATGGCGGGGCTGTTGGCAGACTTCTCGCCAACGATGTCATCGAGGACGATGTGGGTAAAGTGCTTGCCGGTGTGGCTGCCCCCGATGCCGAAAGGCTCAAACGTCAACTCGCTCACGTTGAGGCTGTCGCGAACCAACAGCAACCCCGTGTCTCCCCACTTGAGACTGCGGGGCACGCTGACGTTCCCGGCCCGGTCAGCGAGGCTGATGCCCTGCGGGAGCACCTCGGGCCACAAGGCTTGGTAGAGAGCGGACTGCTCAATCACCTGCTTGATGCTGCCGATCCACGCCTTCACCTTAGCTTCACTCTCGTTGAAGATACCGAAGGTAAGGTTAGGGTCCATTGTTGCGCGCCACAGCGAGTTGGCACGGGTGGCGATGCTGGACTTGAAGCTGTCTCGGGGTAGCAACAACATGAGGCGGCGCCACGACGCGCTCACACGGTCGTCGTCTGTCGGGGGACGTTCGACAGTGGAGCCGTCAGCTAGCTCCAGCTGTCCCCACCGCGACAGGAAGGTACAGACCTCCAAGTGAAGCGGGGGGTGCATGTCCCGGCATCCGCAGATGTAGTAGGCGAAGCGGTAGAGGCCAAGGCCGGTGCGGTCCTCGAAGTAGGCTTTCAGGTCGCTGAGCTGGGGTTGGGTTAGCTCACGGGCGTCAAACTCCGGGTCGTCGAGCGTTGCTTGGGCGTCCTCGTTGCTTAGCTCGTTGCTAAGAACAGGCTGTCCACCAACAGGGTTAGGCTGCGGGGCTGCCATCGGTCTCGACCGGGGTGGGGTCGTCCGCGACGCTGGGCAGCTCGGCCAAGCGGGTGCGGACGCGCTGGCCGATGGGGACGAGGCGCGCGTGGGTGTCCCGGAGGCTGGCGTCGTTGGCCGCCAGGTGGGTGATGGCGTCGAGGAGCTGCTCGGGGAGTTGGAGCTGGATCGGCTGGGTCTCGACCTTCTTGTCGGGTAGCGGGACCGTGCGGTCATAGACCCACTTGGCGGTCTCCAACTTGGTGCGGGCGTCTTGGGCCCGGAGGCCATCATTCACCAAGATGCGGGTCACCTCGTCTAGGTGCTCGAAGAGGGTGAACTTGGTGGTCACGAGCTGGCGGGTGATCATGCCAGCTTGCTCGTCTTTGAAGCGGGCAATCTCGGGGTCTTCGCGGTCGAGACGGTTGATACGGCCCACAGAGACACCGAAGGCCCCCGCGATCAGGTGGGGGCTGACGCCAGCCACAAGCATGCGGGCAATGGATTGCTTCTGGGTGGTGGTGAACTGCTTGCGGGCGGGCTGGGGGTCGTTCAGGGCGGTGATCTGGACCACGGTGGGCGGCTGGGGCCCATTGGCATCGTCGCCATCGCCGATGGGCAGGATGGTGCCCTCGACGTAGGCGTCCCCGTCGTTGGGAGGCATGTGGTCAGGTTACGGGGTTAGTTGCCTACAGTCAAGCATTACGGCTAGACTAACGAACGTTCGTTATTCGCAACTGGCTAAGCCAAGAACAGCAACCCCCGGTTGGTGGTCCCGGGGGTGCTGGGTTCTGAAACGTACTCGATTGGTTGCCTGACGGGGGCCGTTGGGGCGGTCCGCCAGCTCTTTCCCCGCGCCAAGGCTGGTGCGCCTTGGTTCCCGTTACCCCTTGCGCCCCCACAGGGCGCGGTAGTTCACCGGGCTGCTAGACCCTCCAGCAGCCGTAGTCGAGGCTAACCGGACCCCGGGGGCGGTCAAGGTGGGGGCTTCGCTACAGGTCCCGCCAAGACCTTCTGTGGATAATAGCCCTGGCGTGCTTTTGGGAGATCCGGTACCGCTTGGCCAACCCGTTGACCGACATGCTCCCAAGTTGGTAAAAGTCTCTGATTTCACGGACTTGTTGTTCGGTTAGCTTACAGTTGCCGGCCCGGCGTTGGTTCTCTCTGGTTGAAACTGGTTCGAGGTGGTCCGGGTTTACGCACAGCTTGACCTTGCAGAGGTGGTCAAGCTCCTTGCCTACCGGAATCTCACCGCGGAGCTGCTGCCAAACCCAACGGTGAGCGATATTTACCTTTCCGCAGACTAACTTACGCCCGTAGCCCCAGCTGTCTGGGGCACCGCGCCAAATCCAGCAACCATTAGCATCTACCTGCCAGTGCTCTTCGAGAGTGATGCGCCAGTACTCGTCTTTGAAGGCTGTGGGTACCATGTGCACACAATAGCATACCTGTCAACAATCTCGCTAGCGGAAAGTCACTCTCACGAAGACGGGGAGGGCTGCGTGGAGGGTGGGGGGGGTCTTTGCAGTCGCTGCATCAAGTGGTGATGGATGCAGTAACTGCATCCATCCGTGATGGATGTAGACACTGGGGCTAAACAGACCCAACTGTAGTGTTAACCCCTCGGGCAAAGCGCCTCAACCCTGCGTCACCTTTGGCCGTTACCCTCCACGGACCCCATCGTTCCCCACGCATTTAGTTGAGTAATATCAACTGGTTAGGTCGCTAAAGGAGGGGTTTTGGGGTTCCCGGTCAGGGGTAGGGGTAGGAGGCTGGTGGGGGTAGAATATATCAAGTACTTAGGTCATTACCCCAGCAATATCAAGTACTTACACATATAGATAGATAGATAGACCCCCCCTCTACCCTACCCACCCTTTAGCCTAACCTGGCGTCGATGCTCAAGTAAATGAGGAGGGCCGAGCCCCCCACGGACCCGTAGGGTTTGCCCTACGGTGAGGGCTTTACCCTACAATGTAGGCTTTCCCCTACACTGAGGCTATTTGACCACGGGGGCAGTTACACCCATAGTCAACTCACCCCGGGTGCTTAGCCCTACGGGGCTTGCGCCACCCACCACTAACGTAGGGCAAACCCCACACCCCCACCCTGTAGGGGATTACCCCTCCCCCTGTGTGCTCCCCCCCACAGGGCGAAGCCCTACGGGGTGGGTTAGCCCCAATGTTGTGGGGGATTCCCCCTGGGGCGGGGTGCGCCGCATTTTCCTCAATGTTTACGCATACTTACCAAGGGTGGCGCAGTATGCCGCGCCAAAGTGCACCATTGGGGGGCGGAACCCCCGTTCTAGGGCACCCCAGGCGCGTTTCAGCTTGGCACGGCCCATGCAGGGTAAATGGGTAACTGGGCCAGTTAGCCTAGCAGGGAGGGCAAGTAAGATGTCTAGGCACGGCGTAGACCCGAACGGCGCCATCCTACACTTCGGTGATGCTTGCACCGATTGTGTCGTGTATCTTGCTAATGGGGACGAACCCCAGGAAGAGGTAGCCTAATGTCCTACCACTACACTCAAGCCTCACGCGAAGCGGACCCCCACGCGCTGCCGGACGTGGAAGTGTTCGAATCGCAAACCGTCGAAGTGTCGTGTCGCTGCGGGGATTACGAAGTGCCGTTGATTGCTGTGCAGGCTATCGGTCCCGACGCTTTCCCTTGCCCCAGTTGCGAGCGCGACTG